GTTGTTAAAGACCAGAACGCCTGTGCCGGTCTCGTCTGTCATTGCCGTACGCAAATTGGCGCTGGATGGCGTAGTCAACCACGCAGCAATGCCTGCCGCGAAAACTGTCTCGGCGTTGATGTTGTACCAAGAATTAGTCGGTTGATAAAAGCGATAAACAGTCGCACACCCTGCGCCCAGGCTTGTGACTGCGCCAAAAATAGCAGAAGCGCCATTGAGCGCAATTGTCAGCGAGGTAATCTCCTGCGTGGTTGTAATCAGCACCGTAGTTCCATCAGGCACGCCAGTATTGAGCGGCAGGGTAATCGTGCCAGTTGCCAGTGTTCCAGCGGGTTGCAAAAGCATCCACTGGTCATTGCTGACGGGTGTTGGCACGGTGATGTTAAAGCCTGTGCCTGGAACGTATAGATTCGTCGCTAATGTTGGAGATGCGAATGTCTGCTGGAAATATTGCAGAAGTTGCGTGACCGATACCCTGCGTGCGTCACCATTGTTGGGCACATAGATCGGGAGCTGATCGCCACCTGATACTTGAGAAAGGGGCGATAGTTGATTGATCGTGGGCATGATGATCCTCAGTAGTATTCGATTGGGCCATCTTGACCGGCCAGGACGGGATCGACTGGTGGACGGACAAATGGGTTGTCGTAGACGCGCCAGGGCTTGTTGCCTGCGCCTGCTGGCATAGTGCTGGGCATTTGCTGCTCCATCGGCATTGCTGCGCGGGACAGCAGCGTGTTGTAGGACTCTTTAGCCGTTGCTTTGGTGTCAGGCATTACCTGTTTGCCGTAGCTCGGGGCTAGTTTGATGGCTAGATTGGTGTAAATAGCCTCGTTTGAGCTGTCGGGCACGTTAGTCTGCTCATCCAGATCGCTGTCCTGGGGATTGGATGGCAGCGGATAAGCCAGACGAATGCCCAAGGCATTCCAGGCGGCCAGCATCATGTCTAGCCTGCGCAAAGCAGACTGCATTTGCTCGGGGCCGATGTCGAAGGCATAGGAGGCTAGGCCAATCTCGTCGAAAGCCTGCTCGATGAATTGGCGCTTAGTCCATCCCATGTCATTCCCCTAGTTTGTCTTGAATCAATTGTCCCAGCTTTTTATCGCCGGTGCGACCATCAAACCTGATGCCAAGCTCTGTCGCTTTGGCCTCTAGTTCTGCACGGGTTGGAGGTGCATCGTCATGCACAATGGCGTTAATGGGTGATGGGAAATACTGCTTAATCGCTTTGCGCTCAAGCGCCGCAGTTTTTTTGGCTTTAATTTTTTGCAGCCGCAATTCTTTCCAGTGTGGGAGAGTTTTGTCTTTGATGATCGCGGCTGACCTAATCATTTTTTGGCTTTCTTCGCTGTTTTGGCAGACGCCACAAAGTCGGCTTTAGTTGGTGCGCCTTTGGTGCCAGGCTTGCGCATACGTTCAGGGGTTTTGCCAGCAGCCTTTTGCGCCGCGATGCGGTCACGCTTGGCATTGATGTTGGCGTAAAGACCTTGTTTCATTTCATGGCCTTTTTCGGTGCTTTGCCAGCCTTCATTGCGGCCTTGCGTGCAGTGGACAGTGCCACGGCCACGGCTTGTTTCTGAGGCATACCAGACTTCATCTCCTTGGAGATGTTTTTGCTGATGGATTTCTGCGAATAACCTTTGGTTAATGGCATATCAAGCTCCATAGAAAACAGGCCAACATCTCTGCTGGCCTGTCTTGGTTTTAGCCGCCGATGCGGTAGACGACGAAGGTATCTGCATCAGTCTTACGGCAACGGAATCTTGCAGAAGCACCAGACGTAGCCGCAGTTGCTGCAGAGCCAACGATGGTCACGTTTGTATTGACTGTCAGGGTCAAAGCAAAAGCAGCCAAGGTGATGACGCTAAAGTCAAACGAATCACCGATTGCCCACTCAGTTGCTAGGTCAAGGTTTGCACCTGTTGGTAGCTGAATGCTACGCGCTTGGGTTGGCGTGGCCGTGATAATGCCGGTCAGCACGTTGGCAGCGGTTGCCACCATCGAACCACCGTCAGCAATATTGGCAGGCGCACCTTGGGGCTGCCAGTTGCCGTTGTTGCTGATCTCAGGAGCAACGCCCACCGAGTAGTAAGCGCCCGATGCACCGGCCTGGATGGTCACGCTGGTGGCATTAGTGAATGCCGGTGACACATAGGTGGTGTTCTCAACTGTAGTCAGCAAATTTTGCGAATCAGGAAAGTTGGGGAAACCAACCTCTTGGAACACAAGTGCTGGTGAGAAAGCCTGAACAGCGATTTTCTCGCCAGCGGGCACAGTGACAACAGCCGTGCCTTGGGTGAAGATTACTTGATAGCTCATGATGTGACTCCTTATGCTTGACCGAACAACAAGATGCCAGACATCTCGGGCTGTTTATTGACAACACCAAACAGGGTGTCAAGGCGGAAGAACGTTTTCATTGTCTTGAGGTCGTATTGCTTCTGCATAACCAACTCAATGCCTTGGTCGGTAGATGCGCGCATCACTGCAGCACCAGCGTCAGACGGGACAGCGTAACGGCCAGGCAGAATCTCCAGCGCATCTTTTTGCCAGAAACAGTTAATAGCTGCAGCCGCCACGTTCAAGCGCGTGATGGTGCGGCCAGAGGCTGGGGTAACGATGACGTTTTGGTATTGCGCCTCAGCATCAGTGCCGCCCTGATTAGAAATAATCGGGGGGGTAATGACGCAAGTCGTAGCGTTAATCACCTGAACAACACGGAAAGTCTTGGCAAAGCCAGTGCCCTGTTTGGTGATGTGATGCACAGCCTCAACGCCTTGAATCTGGATCGGCGTACCCGCTGGCAGGTCGGTGGTGCTAGAGACCTCGATGGTCTGAAAGCGGTTATCGACGTTCTGGGTCTCGCCGGTGGCGGCAGTCTGGGTTGCTTGCGGAACGTAGTAGTTGCCAGCGGCAGCCAGAGTACTCATCGTCGGGTCCGAACCAGTGCGAGCCGCAATGCGGTTTGCATAGTCAAGTTTGTAGGTCTCAAAACCCGCAACAGGCCCAACATACGAACGCTCATAAGCCTGATTTGACTTGGGATTGCCGAACGAGCGAGTCGAGGCGGCCAGATTGCCAGCCATGCCGTTGTAATCGCGGCTAGACAAAGCGAGGTAGCGGTCGAAGTTCTGCACCCCCTGCTCGTTCATGATCGAGTCGCACAGAGCCACATCGTCATAGTCACCCGCAGCGGTGTTCACGGTTACAACCAGCGAACCGAGATTAGCGGCGGTATTCATGATTGCGATGTTGATGTCCGATGCCAGCTTTTGTTTTGCTGCATCACCCAAGCGACCTTCTTGGAGTGCATCACGCAGTTCCAAAGCGTCCAGAATAAAAGGCACGGACTTTTGAAAGCCCAATGTCGCGGGGACGGAAAGTTGCGTGTAGGCACCGAAGTTGCCGGTTTGATCCATGCCGTCATAGCTTTGGGCGATGTATGGCTGGGGACGGTAGATAACGTTGTTGGTGCGCTCCATCATCGATCCGTCTGTGTTATAGATCGACACGTTGCGGGACAACACAAGAGCATCGTTAAAGCCTTCGAGAATGTCCTCAAACGCTACGCGCTCTTCCTTGGAAAATGAATTGCTCATAAAAACTCCATTGGTTGAATAAAAAATTTCGGCATTACTGCCAGGTTTCTCTACTCACCAATGGGCTGGCGGGGGCCATTCAACTGCTATTTAGGGCTAGCGATACCCGTTTTGCGCATTATGCCTTTTTCTGGCGCTTGTATGCAACCACTTTGGACATATTGCCGGTTCTGGCTGCTTCTTCCCTCAGCCGCTCAAGAGTTGAGTCTACTGCTCCGGATGATCGCCCGGTGCCGGTAACAATGCGTTCTGGTGCAGGGGCAGTTTTGCGATTAGTAACTTTCAATTCTTTCTCCAGTTTGGCGACAGCAAAAGCAAACTTCACGGGGTCTTTAATGTCGGATAGCTCTTTAGCCTTCTTTGCGTTTTTACCAAGTGCATAGACGACAAGCGCCGGGTTATCCGCTCCCTGCAAAATAACGCCTTGCTGGGTGACAGAGAAGACCTCTTGGGCCACAGCCTCGGCGTCTTCGTAGTCTTTTACTCGCAGCTCGGCTTTCGCTTTACCGTAGCCATCTAGCTTGGCCTGCCAAGCCTTTTGCTGATTCATAACTTCAGCTTCTTGCCTAGCTTGGGCTTCGTCGGCTTTTCGCTTGCGCTCAAACCAGTCGGCTAGTGCTACCTCAAATTTTTCAGCGTCATAGTCGTGATCCTCAAGTTTTGGCTTTGCCCCCAGCACGACCGGCTCGGTCTCGGTCTGTGTGGTTTGCAGCTTATTCTGAAGCTCTCTGTTCTGACGTTGCAATTCGCGATTAGTTTTTCGCAGCTCGCGTACCCACTCAGGCGCTGGAGTCTGTTCTTCGGGAGGTGGCGCTTCCTCGCCAATAGAGACGATCACTTCGTCCGATTCGCCTTCATCTTCGGTATTCTGGCCATCGGCAAGCTCGCTAGTGGTTTCCTCAGTGCTTGGGCCTTCGTCCTTAATGATTACGGTCTCATCTTCTTGGTTTTCGTCTTCAATTACTGCCTTTTGATTCATCTTTAACTCCACTAAACTCACCCATTTACACGGCTGGATGGATGCCGTTAATTCATTCCTGCCTGTTTTTTACTGATTCGCAACAGGCTAAATAATCTCACTCGTTCCCGCCAAGCCAAACGCCTGTTTGTTCGTAGATGGTATACGGGCCAATTCCCAAGTCCCGCATGATTATTGCACGCTGTTGAGCTTCGGAAACATTGGGCTGTTCTTGAGCTAGCAGATCAGGTGCAGCGACGCCCATTGTGGCAGCGGTTGCGGCTGTCTTTCGGAATGGATCAAAGGCTGCAAAGCGTGAACGAACATTGTCGGGATTGTTGGTAACCAAAATTCCTTTGGTTTTGTCATACACCGTATCTACTATTGGCAAATCTTCGCCAGCTATTCTGGCTCTACGCTTGTCTAAAACTGTTATGCCTTTTTTTTGCATCATTGGCATTACAAACTCACCAAAGTTTTGGGCTAATTGTGGATTTTCTGCGGTAAAAAATCCCGGCATATATTGAACAGATTCTCTGGCTTTTGTCGGGTCTATTTTTTCAATATCCAAAGTGTTTGTGCCGTGAAAAACGTCTTTTTCAAATCCCATAGCCGCCGCACGTTCGGCAGGTGTATTGCTAGCTGCCAAACCTAACCCGCCTTGTTCAACAGGCAGCGCCGCTCTCTGTTGCGCCAAGCGAAGGGCTTCATCTTGGGGGGCTTGGAAAGATTTAGTCGTTTGGTCTATTGGTTTTGGCTCCCTATACATTGTTTCGCTAGTAGAAAAATCCTTATTCTTTCCTTTGTTTTCAACAAATCCAAAGTCTTTATAAAATTCTTTTAACCTTTTGACATTTCCACCAAAATCACTTGACGGTGTTAGCGTTATTCTTTTCCCAATGTTATCTGCATATTCAGATAAATCAGTCATAACTTGAGTTCCAATTCCTTGGTTTCTCATCTCTTTTGGGACAACAATCCGACTTAAATTTAAATTGTCTTTAGTAACAAAAGCATCAATTTTCACACCTGGATATTTTGCTGCTAATTCGTCGATGCTTTTAATACTCATCCCGACCGGCAACCCCTTGGTCATCCGTGCTGCTGGCCCAACCATTGGAGCCACTGCCATAGCTGCTTCAATGGCTTCAGGGCGCACCCTAGTGGTTCCGCCAAGGCCACCTGCGCCTGTTATCAATGGTTCACCATATGAAAGCCTGTCCAACGTCTGACTAATTGCGGGGGCTCCAAAAAACTTTGCTACGCCTTGCATTTGCTGCGTCCTCTGCGGCGAGTAGCTTGACGCTGCCAAGTCTGACAAATAACCCAAAATTGGATTTCTTGGCGTGGCCCTTATAAAATCCTGAGTTGGGTTGCGTGCGGTCTGCGCCAGTGTGGCAAAGGCCAGCTCTTTGAAGATGGGATCAGCCATTACGCATCATCTCCTGAATGGTTTTTGCACTGTTGATTGCAAGAGTCTGGTCATCATTCTCCACCTTACTCAGCGTCTCCAGAGTCTTTGCTCGGCTGAGTTCCGCATCGGCCACGGTTTTGACGGTGCTTGCCCTTGCCTGGGCGGCTTTCGCAGTGGCTTCCTCTGCCGCTGCCTGTAGATACATTGCATTCGGGTCTTGCGGCTTGCCCTGCATCTCGGCCATGAGTTCTTGGGCCTCTTCCTCTGTGGGCTTGACCACGCCCATGCGCAACAACTTCTTGCGGAAATAGGCGTTCGTGTCGGATAACC